CAATACTCCACGATTGCAGGTAGGATCATATGGATCACAGTTAGTCTCTCTCAATATAAAAGCTACATGCAGATATATTCAGAAGGGAGTAATGCAGGTTTATGGTTCATTGTCTGGTTTTCGAACGCATCCGAAATCCCGAGTAGCCAAAACATTATTAAGTGATTGTGCTGTTCGAGATGGTTTTTCTCGTGAAACAGGTCCGCCTGTTATGAATTCTTATGAGCCATGGAGGCATGCTTTGTTAGCTATGTCGCAACCAGTGTCCCATTTGGATGAGAACATATTGACTGACTGTGTTAAGGGTTATACCAATGATATTTTGAAAGGTCTTACTAAAAAAGATCTAGCAGAACTTAAGGTTTATGATTTGAACACAGCTATTAATGGTATGCCAGGGTTAGCTTATGTTGATAAGATGCCTAGGAGTACTAGTGCGGGATATCCATTTAGAAAATCTAAGAAATATTTTTTGGAAGCTGTAGAGCCCTTTGGGGAGTGGCAGCATCCAGTTAAAATAACACCAGAAATTGAAAATGAGATGGATTATATTATGGAATGCTATGAACAGGGAAAAGTTTATAGACCAATTTTTACAGCATCACTTAAAGACGAACCCACTTCATTTAAGAAAATTGCGAGTGGTAAAACTCGTGTTTTCTGTGGTGCTCCCTTACCTTGGAGTTTAGTGGTTAGAATGTATTTACTACCCATAATTAGGTTAATTCAAAAGAATAGGGAGTTGTTTGAATCTGGTCCGGGGACTATTGCTCAATCCACAGAATGGGATGCTTTATATAAAGCACTCGTTAAATTTGGATTAGATCGGATAGTTGCTGGTGATTATGAACTTTTTGATAAGACCATGCCTGCAAAAGTTATTTTAGCAGCATTTGATGTGCTTATAGCTATTCTCAAAGCCGCTGGGTGGACTGAAGCCCAGATGAGAGTTGTGTTGTGCATAGCTGAAGATACCGCATTTCCTACAGTAGATTTCCGTGGTGAGTTGCTTCGCGCATACGGATCAAATCCATCTGGACATCCTTTGACGGTTATTATAAATGGTATTGCAAATTGCTTGTATGTGCGTTATTGTTATGCTATTAATCATCCGGAAGGTCATTGTAGAGACTTTAAACAAAATGTATCCTTAATGACTTATGGTGATGATATGATTATGGGTGTGAGT